TGGAATGAGTAAATTGCCAAGCCAGGAAACAGATCCAATCGGACGTTCAAACGCTGTGAATCAGTTGCTAACCAATCTTAACGCATCTCGCAATATATTGATGATTGGCGGCAAGGAAAAAGAAGCCGATGCTTTGTACAAAATGATTGTCAGTGGCGGAGCATCGCAGGATGATCCAGTGACGGTAACGTCAATTATGAACCTGCAACAATCTGGCTTGGCAGCGGACGATGTTATTCAAAATGCCATGCTAAATGGAAAATTGACAAACCAGACAGCAATGGCATTTTTGGACATATCAAAACTATCTGGTCGCCAAAGCGCATCATCAGCAGAAAAAGAAGGGCTTGATAGAGTATCGCAAGCTCTTAATTCGCAACTAACGAAAGACCCAAACAAGGGCGCACAGGTGGCTTATGCACAACAAAAATACCTTGAGCGGATCAATAATTGGAAATCCCAAAATCCAGGGGAGCCACTTACTAGAGAAGTGACCAACTGGGCATCAGCCGACACACTTGAAGATACAGAATTTTTCAAGGGAACGCTTTACAGTTATGGATTCCCATCTTTTATTGACATGCAGATGCTTGACCCTCAAGTTTTGTATGCAAAAAACCCTGAAGCTGCATGGGATTTGGCGGTAAACAGATTAAAAAATGCCGCCAAAATTCATTTTCAAAATAAACATAACGGCAATAAAGAGGAAATGATGAAAGATCCTGAAACCAAACAATTTGATTCTGCTCTTTTAAGAGCAGAATCAGCTATCCCAGTAATAATTGCAAACAAAAAAGCCCAAGATGCTTATGAAAAAACCATTAGAGGAACAAGTAAATAATGATTGATAACAATTATTTGCAGCAACAACCCACAGCACCACTTCCTGACGATTGGGAAAGCAAGACTGCTATTGCAGATGCCGAAGAAAGGGACAATGAATCTAAACTAAGGGCGCGTCTTGATGAAATACTTAGTGCAAAAGATCCATTTGCACAACCAGGTGCGACTGATGGCAATGCCCCTGCAACACCTGCAACACCCGAAACACCTGCAATACCCGCAACACCATCGCCCGATGCGGCCATCGTGCCTAATCCATTGCCCGACACCGATGTAAAAGAGAGGGCGGCAGATGGCACGATCGTTGACACCATTACATCCCTACCCAGCGCAGTAGGTAAAGATGTGGTGCGCGGCTTATCTGAAGCCCCAAGAAAGGTTGCCCGTGGGGTTATTATGGGCTTTAACGAGATAAGCAACTTGGCTGGTTATTTGCCTGATTTATCATGGCGTACAGACACAGGCGAACCATTGCCGCTTCTTAGCCGCCCAGAAATCACAACGTATAAAACGGCAGTCGAAAGAGTTAATAAAGGCAGAAAGGCGGCGGGTGCAAATCCAGTGCCTATGATGTTGTCACCACAATTGCCTGTTCCAGCAAAAGCAAAACAAGATTCTGTCACGGGAGATATTTTAGAGTATGTATCCCAGTTTGCCGTTGGCGCAAAAGGCTTGGGGAAGGTTGCCAAGATTGCGAAGGGCAAGGGGTTTACAGAAGGTGCGAAAATTTTAACGGGGCAAGCTGGTATTGGATCGCGTGTAGTGCAAGGTGCGGGCGCGGAAATGATTGCTTTTGCCTCTGATTCTGAACAACGTCTATCTAATGTATTGGCAAAAAACCCATCCATTGTTCAGCCTGTCGCCCAGTTTCTTGCTGCAAACGAAGATGACACTGTTGTCGAGCGCAAGTTAAAACAGGCACTTGAGGGAGCTGCAACCAATGTTGTCAGTGAAGCCTTTATCAAAAGCCTGAAATTCATTCGCGGCATCCGCAAGGTTAATCCCGAAGCGCAGTTAGAAAGCGAAATGCAGGGCGCGGTAAAATCAATGTCAGAGGAACAGATCAACGCTCAAGCATTTTCTGAACTTGGCGATGTAAATAACGAGGCGCTTTACGTCATTCAACCGAAAGCTGCTGCACCATCCTTTGCAGACAAATTAAAAGCATCAGCACAACAGGTTGCGGGCATCACCCCGCAGGAAGTTAAAAAGCCACTGCCCCCAACGGGTGCGGAGGAAATACAAATAAATTTCAACAGGATAAACACATCAGACGACATTAAAAATCTAATATCGCAAATGGCGAATGACTCGCGCTTGATTAGCGGCGTTCAAAATGCGCGGCGCGGTGTGCAGTCATTTAAGATGACCAAGATAAAAGCCAGGGATATTAACGGCTTTGATGAATTGATAGGCAGACGGCAGGGCGAGGCATTTAATGCGGAGCAGATAACGGCTGCGCGATTTGTGTGGCACACGGCTGGTCAGAAACTTATACAGATCGCCAAGAAAGCATCGACACCCACAGCGACAGAGGTTGACCATTTCAATTTCCGCAAAATGATGGAGGTTTACAACGTCATCCAGCAGGAAGTACTTGGTGTGCGTGCCGAAGCTGGTCGGGCATTGGCTGCTTTCAGAATAGAAGTTGGGCAATCAGGCGTGACAAACAAGCAATTAGACGAGGTATTGCAAGGTTTTGGTGGGGTTGAACCCACAAAATTGCTGGCTCAAAAAATCACAGCCTTAGATAATATCGGAGAGGTGACACCAGAAAAATTGGCTATCATAGCTAAGGGAGCATGGAAGGCGAGAACCTACAAAGCTATGGAATCTTTGTGGGTAAAAGGTTTGCTTACCAACCCAGCGACCCATGTTGCTAATTTGGAAAGCAACTGGGCTACAGGATTTCTTATGGGGGCAGAACGTGCTACCAAATCATTGATTAGCGGTTCCGATACAAATCTTGAAGAAGCCCTGCAATTTTTTTATGGATTTTTCCAATCTCACCGCCAGGCAATAAGCAATGCAAGCCAAGCATTTAAGACAGGCGAAACGGGCATGGGGCTGGGAAAGATAGACGAAAGTTTTGTCGATTCATCTTCGCTTGCCGCGCTTGATCCAACCAATAGTGCAACGGGTGCAAACTGGTTATTGACTAGGGGCTTGGCTGGATATGGGGCTGTCCTTAATAAATTCAGCACGAACCTGTTGGCGGCTGGTGATGAGTTTGGAAAGACGATTATCTACAATGCAGAATTGAGGGCGCAAGCCTATAGAGAGGGCATTAACCAGGGATTGCAAGGTCAAGAACTTAAAAAATTTATTGTTCAGGCAATCACCGACCCTACCGATAAAATTCGCACTCCAGCAATCGAAATGGCAAAATATGCTACCTATAACAAAGCATTAGATGGGGCGGCAAAAGATTTTCAAAAACTAATGCGCTATCCTTTGGCACGAGTCATTGTGCCTTTTGTGCGAACCCCAATTAACATTTTTAAGTTTACCTACGAGCGCACGCCCCTAGCATTGCTTAGCAAAAATATCCGCAACGATCTGAACGCAGGTGGGGTGAGGCAAGCAGAAGCCCAGACACGAATTGCCACAGGAACTTTTTTTATGATGATGTCGGTTGATGGGGCATTTCAGGGATATATCACTGGCAAAGGACCAACTGATCCGAAAATCCGCCAAAATTGGATTGATGCAGGAAACCAACCATACAGTTTCAAAAATCCCATGACAGGGAAATTTGTTTCTTATGCACGACTAGAACCTTTTGCTACTTGGTTTGGTCTTGGTGCAGATATGGCAACCATCATGACCAACGGTGAATACGCTGGATGGAAAGATCATGAAGATGTTGATGAGTTAGCGACCGCCGCTATTGTATCAATGGCCAATCAGGTCTTAGGAAAAAGTTTCTTGCAAGGTGTAATTGATTTTACTCAGTTTTTGGGCGACCCAGAAAGATATGCCAAATCATTTCTTGAAAAACTTGCAGGCAGCGTAGTGCCAAGCGCTGTTGCTGGAATGGAAAGGGTTGTAAGCCCAGAGGTTGAACAAGTTTTGAATATGCGAGATGCAATCTTTGCAAGGATTCCTGGAGCGTCTGATTATGTTCCTAAAAAATATGATGCTTGGGGAGGAGAACTTAAATCATTTTGGCCTGGCAATAATTGGTTGAGTGAGACTGCTGGCGCAACTGCATACCAAATGTTCAATCCGCACAAATATCCAACTGGTCCAGTGAACGAGATCAGCCAATACTTGCTAGAAAATGACCTGCCGCCACCAAACATCCCCAACAAAACTCAAACTTTTACGGTGGTGCAAGATCGCAAAACATACAGCGCGGCGGTTGACTTGCGAGATTATGAGGATATTTATTCGGAATTTTTGCAGTTGCGCGGCGCGGTTGTGCTTCCTCAATATGACAGGAAAACACTCCCTGAATATGTTGCAAGTCTTATCAATGAACAATCCCGAAACCGTCAGTTTTTTAGGCAAAAAACCTTAGAGGAACAGCAAAAGATTTTGACTGATATTTATTCTGATTATGATTCAGCAATACGGCAAGAATTGGTTAAACGTCATGATGTGCTTCAAAATGCCATAATAAAAGAAGCTGAAAAAAATATAACATCCGACACAGCACAAAGCCAAGAAAGATCAATCAATGCCCCAACCCCATTCCTCACAGAACCCATTGTGGTAAAGCGATAATTAAGTTACCCTAATTCAGGAGATTAGAATGACCCAGCCAATTAACGACGGTTTTGTACAACTCATTGCGACAGGTGGCGAAACCAGTTTGTCTTGGGATTTTAAGATTGGCCAATACACAGACATAAAAATCATTAGGACAAGATCGGGGGTGAAGGCCACCCTTGTCTTAAACACAGACTACACGATCGCCGCAAACCAGCTTAATCAACCTGGTGGAGGAATTGCCAACCTAATTGGAACGGCAACACCCGCGCTAGCTGGTGACATTTACACTTTGTTGCTTGACACTCCGAGTCAACGACTTGCCGATTTTTCCCAGCAAGGCGCATTTCAGGCTGCGACTGTTAATGCTGAATTGGATAATCTTACGCGCATGGCTCAACGGCTTACCCGCGACACTAACAAATCTTTGAAATATGACGAAAATCTGAACATTCCAAACGCGATTATCACTGAAGCAATCGACGAAAACTTTGCGATTGTTGGCGGCGCAACGAGCGGAACCTTTAAGAAAGGGCCATCGACATCCCAAATTTCCAATGCGGCGGCCGATGCAATATCGGCTGCTGCCTCTGCTGCTACTGCCCAGGCTGCGTCTGTTGCGGCACAGGCGGCCAATGGTGGTATTGGTCGGGTAGTCCGCTTGGCAACCAGCGGCAACGTCACCTTGTCGGGATTGCAAACGATTGATGGTGTTGTCGGCGCGGCGGGCGATAGGATCCTGGTGCGCGCGCAAACCACATCTTCTCAAAACGGCATATATCTCATGGCCAGCGGTGCGTGGACAAGGGCGACAGATGCGAATACCTGGTCGTCGTTTGTTGGGATGATTATCACGGTCGCTGAAGGGACGGCACGCAAAAACCATGTGTATATCAGCCTGGCAACACAAGGCGGCACACTTGGCGCAACGGCAATTACTTTCGACACCGTTCCCATTGATGGGCATGTCACCACTCCAAAGATTGCGGATGGTGCGGTTACAGCGGTTAAAATCGCAGATGCAAACGTCACCACTGCAAAGATTGCGGATGGGAACGTAACTAACGCAAAACTGGCTACCCCTCCTCCTGTTTACAACGGCGGCACAGCTGGCGGCACAGCCAACGCTCTTACGCTAACGATACCTGGATTTTCTTCAACAATAGGCGCAACCATTGTATTTTTTGCAGGACTCTATAATACTGGAGCAACAACTGTAAATATAAATGGAACTGGAGCAGTAAACGTAGTAAAACCTAGTTTTGTTACAGGGACAACATCATTAAGTTCTTCAGAATTAATAACTAATGTTCCATATATAATAGTTTATAATGGCACAAACTATGTATTGCAAAATCCACTCCTTGCCAATTTTGGTTGGTTTAATTATCAAGGTTTAATTATCCAATGGGGTTCTGGGTCAGTTCCTGGATCCACAACATCGACATTCAATTTTGCCACAACATTTCCCACCACGGTTTTGACTTGCGTGGTCGGCCTTGGAATTACAACTAATACTGCCGTTCTTATGAATGATAGCACGGGAGGAGGGTCTATTAGCACATCGCAATATCAGGTTCGGCAGGGAGCGGCAACCGGGGCAAACAGACCTTTTCAAATGATTGCAATAGGATATTAAAATGGCAAAATTTTATGCTTTCAGCACATCTGGCTTTTATGATGATTCTTTAAATTCCAGCATCCCAAATGATGCGGTTGAAATCACGCAAGAGCTTTATACAGAGCTTCTAAATGGCCAAAGCGATGGCACAAAAGTTATTGTCGAAGGCGCGGATGGGCTGCCAGAATTGCAAGATATTCCACAGCCACCTCCTCAAGCCCCGACCTTCCCCATCCTCACACCTGGAGAGTTTCAACAAGGCTTGGTCAACATGGGGTTCCTGACGAAAGGTGATATTCTGGCTGCTGTAAAACAGGCGGAATTGCCATATCCCCTCAAACAGATTGTTGATGCAGCGGTTGCGGGGGGAACGCCAACAGTCGCGCAGTTGCAGGCCGAGCCGTATAACTTGCCAGAGCTTATGGCGACACCCGTTGCCCAAGCTATCGCTGGCGGCCTGACCCTGACAGCGGCGGATGGTGAGGACATTGCCTGGAGCTGGGTCACGATGGTGCAGGTTGGCCGCGATTATCCCCTCATCGTCCAACTGCAAATGGTGCTTGGAATCCCCGACGTGCTTATGGATCAATTGTTTTTAACGCGAGGCCAGTTTAATGGTTAATGTTTGGGCAATCCTAACCATTTCTTTGGGTACGCCCGATGACCAGGGAAAGGATTGGTATGGCTGGATCACCAATCAACTAGGCCACGCCATGCTGGGTTTGATATTTGGCGGAGCCATTCTGCTGGCGGGCGGCGGTTGGGTCGGGGCGATTGTTGGCAATCTGGTGTTGGCTGCAATTAAGGAAATTTACGATCTGTCCAAAAAGAATACCGACAAATGGGCGGCCATTCGAGACAGTATCCAAGATTTGTTTTTCTGGATCATCGGTTCATTGCTGGCGGTAGCGGTATTTTATGGGAGCATAGCCACCTTTGCGGTTGTTTTTGCATCATTCATTGGATTGGCGGCTTCTGGCATCTGGCCACGCGCAATCCGCGCATACAAAAACTTGCAGGGGAAATAGTCATGGATGTGTTGCCAATCGACCCCACAACCTTGGTAAACAATGTAAGCCATGCTGGCCCACTGGTTAGCTTCTTGCTGCTGGACATTTTGGTTTTATTGGTGGCCGTGCGCGTATTGTTCAATCGCGTCATGAAGGTTGGGGATGATAGGCAAGCTGACTTGATTGCCAGCACCCTGGCCATCAACAACAACACAGCCGCCCTAAACAATTTGGCAAATGTTTTAGGAAAATCAAATGGTTAAAGTGTTCAACAAGATTGTATCGCGGCTAAGAGATTTATTTTTCCCATGCGAGAAAACCCTAAGCGCATTGGTCAATGACCTTTTGGTTTCGGTTGAGGATAACACAAAGGCTGTCTGCAACTTGAACGCTGTTTGCCACGGTTGTAATCTGATGCAACAGTTTTCCAAGAAGTCGAGGGCAGGGAAATGATAAATAACTGGCGCACCATTGCCGCCGCGCTGGCCGTCTTATCGCTATCCTACATCCTGCATCGCCTGGACGTGTACCGCCTAGAGGATCGCCACCGTGCCGCCCTTGCACAACAGGCTGATTCGATTCAGAATGAATGTAAGGCCGCACAACTTGTAACCCAAGAGGTATCCCGTGACTATCAAAACGCCATTGTTGACCTTAATGGCCAGCTTGCTTCTGCTAAACGGTTGCGCCCAAACGCCTGCATCGCCGTGCATAAGCCCAACCCCCCCTGCCGATGTGATGGTTCCACCACCTCAACAGAGTTTTCTGGATCGGATGTTGGTGTTGCTAGATTCGACCTCCTCGACTTCTCCCGTGACGCAGAACAAGTGAGGCTTCAATTGAAAGCATGTCAAAAATTTGTCGCCCGCACAAACACTCCCAACCCCATTAACTAACAGAAACACCCATTTTCGTTACTTAGAAAAAACATCTAACATTTGTGAAAGAAGGCAATGCAAGATTTAGAAATACTGGACGTAGTTTCTGATGCCCGCAAGCGATTTTGGGCTCTTGAGGCCGCTTTGGATATGCGTAAAAATTGCAAAAAAGAAGTTTCTGCCACACAGTTGGTTGACGATGCAAGCGAAATATATCGCTTTTTAATCAACAGCAAGCCCGCTAAGGTTGTAAAATTAAAAACCGTTAGGAGTAAAAATCCATGCAAGCCATCATAGCCCAGCAAGTGCAGATCACCGAAAGCAGCGGAAATGTTTTTGAGGATTTAGGATTGGACAATGCGACAGAGCTTTTGGAAAAATCCAATATCATGATAAGGATTCTTAAAAAATTGCATGAAAAGAAAGTTGACCATGCAGAATTTTGCAAGGACGTTTGCCTTTCAGAAACTGGCCTTGACCATGTTCTAAATGGTAGGTGCAACAAGTTTGAGAAGGGAAGATTGCAGGATATGCTTGACACCTTGACAAGCCAATATGGATGATTGCCATCATCACATTGTAAAAACCACACTATGGAGGACGAAATGCCATTGAAAAAAGGCTCAAGCAGCAAAACCATTTCCAGTAACATCAAAACCGAGATGAAGGCTGGCAAGCCGCAAAAGCAAGCCGTTGCCATTGCGTTAAGCGAAGCTGGCAAAAGCAAACCGAAAAAGAAGTAATGCCAATCCCTAGCCCCATTATCGACTTCATCCTGCGGCATGAGGGGGGCTATGTGAACGACGCCGACGATCCTGGTGGCGAAACAAACCTTGGTATCAGCAAGCGGAGCTATCCTAACCTGGATATTAAAAGCCTGACCCGCAAGCAAGCGGCAGAAATTTATGAACGCGATTTTTATAACAAGGTTCGCGGTGATGATTTGCCCGTATGGCTTGCCCTAATGGTGACTGACTTTGCGGTAAATGCTGGGATTAAGCCAGCGGTTGCGATTCTTCAGCGAATAGTTAATGAAACGGATGACGGCATTATTGGCAAGAAAACCATCGCGGCCTGCAAAAACAAACCATCGCGCACTTTGCGCCAAGCATACACCAAAAGCAGAGAAGAATACTATGCCGCGCTGGCGGCCAGAAAGCCTGCTATGAAAAAATTTCTTGATGGCTGGAAAATGCGAACAAAAGATTGTGACAGCCTAGCAACATTTTTAGACTTGCACCCATAGCCACTTTTCCGTATATTCCTTTTGGACGCTTGGGTTTTCTTCCTCCTGTTCAATCTAGGTAGGAATGTTCCTGGATAGATTCCCAAGTTTTGTTATAGGTGGTGCTGGAACATTGCCGCTGCGATGGAACAGCGCCGCCTTCCACCAAGTTAAGGTGCATCCATGACCCTTCTGCCGCTTCTCCCCTTCGCCACTGCCCTTGTAAGCCGACTGCGCGGCAGGGGAACGCTGGGTAACCAGCCTGACCGATTGATTGTCGCGCTGGTGACGGGGCTTCCGATCCTGATTGCCGAACAATACCTGGCCTATGGGGCGTTCTCTTTCCTCACCTGGGCGGCATTTACACCTGGATGGGGTGTTTGGATGAATGTTCGTAACTGGCGGCAATGGTTTTTCATGAGCTTGCGCGGGGGATTGATCACCCTGCCCTATGCCTTCCTGCCATTCTTAGGGGCGTACAGCAACACAACAACATTGTTTGCACTGACTGGCCTGGCAATGGGTTCGATATACTTTGTTGGCCGCCGCATGAAGGAATTGAAGGCATTAGATAGCCTGTCCGATGATCCTATCGCCAACAGCGAGGTTATGTTTGGGTTTTACCTTGGCTTGGTAGCCCTGACTGCGTTCAGCCAATCTTGATTGATTTTTTGATTATCGTCTGACCACTCCTGGGTAGTTAATCACCATGTCGCTGCCATCTTCCACCAACCTATCCTGCACCATCTGATAAATTTCTTTTGTCTGAATTAGTTTATTATCTAATATATAACCACCGTTCACAATCTTGACCCTGTTGCCAAACATATTTAGAACAAACGACACCAAGTCGAAACTCTTTGGCATTTCACCTAATGGCTCGCTGACAATATGGCCTTTATGGGAATGAGGTTTCTTAAAACTTTCTTTCAAGATTTCACCGTTTGACCATTCGATTATTATTTCCTGAATTTCAGGGTTGGCGTAGCGCATTTGTGCGCTGTATGCACGCAACGCCTCTGCCGTTATGTTTAACTGCTTGCCCGCCTCGTAAAAGCTAATGTCATACTTTTTGAGGTACTGTTGGATGTTCATGCTGCCTATCCCTTATTCTATGTAAGCCGCTTGCAACCATGCGTACAGTGCATACTTGCTGCCAATTAGATGGTTAAGATGCCCCATTTGAAAAATGGATACTACCAGCTTCTCCGTTGGCTTAATCCCAACAATGCAAAGGTGGCGGCCATCTTTTGTCCACACCATCACCACATCCCCATCGGGTTCTGGCACAAGCTCTGGCTTTTCAACATCATCAGGAAGATTCATGACAAACTGCTTGGCTCGCAGAAAACTTTCTGCATTGACTGCGTTGGCTCCATATCCATCCCAATCTGGGTGCTGGTCAAAAAGATTTTGTAAACACTGCACGCACACCGACCCATCA